AGTCTATCCTAACAGTTTTGTTTTCTTTCATTTCACACCCACCAATCGGAGCCTTGCACAATAAAAACTTATCCTTGCTGTGATAGCTAAACCAATCTTCAACGCCACAAGCTTTCAATATGGCCGGGATGTCATTCAGGTTATTGCAGTCATCAATTACCATACACCCATTGTCACACATTTTATTCTTGAAGAAATTAATCTCTTGCGTAACATATTTTGTGGAATGAGGCCCGTCTAAATAGACAAAAGAATATTTAATCTTATCAAGTGATTTCCATTCTCCATTAATACAAAGTTGAATATAAGGTGAAGCATCAAAGAAATGGTTATCCTGCATCAGGTAATGAGTCCACGAAGCATTCAACTCCTTTGCTTCGTTTGATAATAACACCATTGCATCACGGTAAAAGTCTGTTGACATCCGTGTCCCTTTGCCTTTTACAGTATCATCATTTTCAAAGTAGAAATCCTGATAAGGATCGATTGTTAAAAGTATTCTGTGTTTGAAAATGTTCATAAGAGCCAATGCAGAACCGCCTTGTCGTGTACCTATCTCAACCACTGGATGATTGCCGGTATAGTCTCTGCACGTCTCGGCCCAATGAATCATAATGTCCATAGTTGATGTGTGGTCACTGTTTAACATTGCTTTTTTTAGCTTATCACTTGTCATTCTACCAAACTCCTCTGCTCCTTCAACTTCATACCAATATTCAATGTCAACAAACCATTTATCAACCCATCCATCATAAAACAATTTGCACTTTTTACAAATATATGAAGTATATGTTATATCATCATCATATCCATCTGGGCCAGAATCTTGCTCTATAAATTCTGTGCATCCACACCTTGGACATAATAAATCTAAATCATTCATCGTAATATCTCCAATGCTTTTTCTACAATCGATTCAGGGCTTAAGTTCTCACACATTTTATCACAACCAGTTTTAGCATCACTGACATGCTTTATTTTTGCCCAATGATCACAAGACTGATTATATGGACATCCATTATCTAAAACAGTTCCGTTTCCCATTGTAAACAATTCAGGTGGATTATAGGGGTAACTCTGGAAAAGTAACACGGGCATATTCACAGCATTTGCAACATTGTGCATGCCCCCGTCATTACCGATAAATAGCTTGCATTTCTCCATGATTGCACAACATTCCCTTAGTGGCCGGTGTCCTAACCAGGTATCACCAATTCCTAAATAGTCTTTATATCCAACCTCTAAAATCTTATATCCGTGCTCTCTTAATTTATTGGCTACTTGAGCCGTTAATAAAATATCATATCTAAATTGTGATTCATCCGGCTTTATTTGTGATTGTCTTTTTGGCGCTACATTCAAGGCAACCCATTTATCACCTGGAAGCATAATCGTATTTACAACTGATCGATCTTCATGACTCAATATAATTTCTGGCCGTTGCTCTCTGAAATCTTCAAACCCTGCCATTCTGCAAAAGTTGTATGTAATTATATTGGCCTCTGGGTTATCAAGCATATTATCTAAATTGTCAGGCACTCCCAAGTAATCCCATAGATCGGTTTGCCATTCAGGATATAACATAATAATTAAATCTTCATCAGCGAATCTCCAACCTTTGCGTAATGCTTCACGCCAATCTCTATCGGCAAAATAAAGCAAAACATTATCAGGCAATTCAGTTTTCACCCGTGGATGATTTGCGAACATCTCACAGGCGAACTCATTTGAAACATAGGTAACTTCTGCATCTGGGTATCTATCCAGTACGGCCTTGACTACTGAGGTTGTGCAAATAGTGTCACCTACGTTGTAAGGATTTACGGCCCAATTGGGGTATATGATTTTAATTTTCATAAAATTAAATCTCTTCTGTTAATTTTATGTTTACTTCATTGCCACTTAGTCTAGCTTTATCACACCATATATGTAACGCATCAAGTAAAGATATTGCCAAGTCTTCAGTAAGAAGTAAATTGCATCTTTGGCCTTCTGCAATGATCTTTTCACCCTCAACAATTTTTTGTCTAACAATCAAATCCCCATGATATAAAGACTTTGTTTTTATTGTTATTTCTGATTTACTTTTAATTTTCATTTGTTTTTGCCTTTACCTAAAGGGCACTTTGTAAGCACACAAGAAGCATTGCGTAAGCTACACCAATTGTGCAAATAGTGCCAAAATTCACATTCTTTTTGTATTTTTTGTTTTCGAGAAGCCGTTAATTGTATACCACAAAATGTCTTTAACAATTCCCTTGCCTTCCTACCACCATCTTTTTTAATCATAGACGGCTCTGGATCATATTGAAGTGCAAACCCGCTTGAAGGACTTTGCTAGTTTTTTTCATTGGCATAAAATTTTAATACCGATATTAACTCAGCTTTTTGTGTCATTTTATTTTCTCCAACAGTTTTACAGTTACTTCTTCTTGCTCAAATCTTGCAACTTCAATCCATTTTTTTAATGCGTCTAATAGACAATAGGCCAAATCATCTGACATAAGTATGTCGCAGTATTTTTGTTCTGTTTCATCGTCACTAAATTTATGCGTAATAACCAAACGACCACCGTGTACAAATTCTGGTGTCATTGTTATTTTATAGATCCTATTTAACTGGTCTTTCACACAACATTGAGATAGTTTAGTCATCCCATTTTCTCCAATATGATTTTAATTTTCATTTTTCGTCCCAACATATAGTAAAATTCCACTAAATGCAAAAGCAACGGATATTATTGTTGAGCTTAAACGAGTGTAATCCTGCCTAATTACCATATATGCCAATAAAAAAAGTAATGCCCCTGAGATAATCAGAATCAAATCTGCTATTCTATCTTTCATTTGGAAACCATTTTTTATATAGTGGTGGGATTGCTTTTTTAGGCCAAACAATATCACTTTTTTCAACGTCTCTCTCTAATGAGACTCCTTTGCATGTTGGACATTTTAAGCTTCCACATAATGGGATGTCATCAAGAAACACTTCAAAACAATGTGGGCATTTTGCATATTTATCAAACTTATAACTCTTTGAAAGCTTTCTCATTTCATTACCTATTAGATAAATTCATCAACAAAGTAATCTTTGCCAAAATCATCTGTAAAATATAGTTTGTTTGGCATTTTGCTACTTACCCATATTTGACCATAACCAGCCGTATTGGTATTATCAATATTCGGTTCAGTGTGCATCTTAAAAACTTCATGAGTAACAATTGGTGCACTTATTAAAATTCTTAAAACGGATCTTCTTTTCATTTCACTTTCTCCAATATAGCGTCAACCCTAATTCTTAAATAATGGTAGACTTGGTTTATCCCAATCATCCCACCCGGGAACGTCCTTGTCTAGTTGTTTTTTTGACTCAATAGACGCTTGTTTTCTTTTGTGTCGTTCGATTACATTCATGATATAATGACAACGCCGCCTATATGTGTGATTTGTTAAAACCTCATCCATGCCTAATTTTGAAACACGATCTAAAAGTTCTGGTTTTGCCAAATATTCTTTAACCATAGGGATTAAATCTTTGTCATTATAGTAAACAAAATGTTGATATGAATCAAATAACTCAGTCAAACCAACAGCCTCATCAGTCAACAAAGGCACACCTGTTGCCATTGCCTCAAAGACTCTCATATTCAGGTCATTCTTTACGGCACAGTTGAACGCAATCTTGCACTTGGAAAGCTCCTTTGACATATCTTCACCATATGCCGTAGTTACGTACACGTCAAAATTTCTTTTTAGCTTTTCGATCAAATCACGCCGTCTTTTATAGATTCCTGAACCCTCGTAAACATTCCCGATAAATCCAATGTCGTACTTTTCACTTTTCCATTCGTGTGGTTTATGTATCTCAGGATCACAGGCCAACGGCAGCCATGATACATTCTTGCATCCTGCCCGTTCAAACGCTGGAATGTATTCCTTTTGTGCCACGAACACGAAGCTAAACTGTTTGGCCCAATTTACATGCCACATTAATTGAGTGTGTGAGTCTATCATGTAACAGGCAGTTGGTATTTTAAGTTTGTCAATCCCTTTGGGAAAATTTGGAACACGACCTGAACCTTCAACCCATAGGAATAAATCACCCACAACGAGGCACTTACTTAAATCTTGACCGTTTTCCATTTCATTATCATGGTGCCCGTTGTTTGACGTTCCCAATGTAAATACTTCATGATCCTGCCTTAAAGCCCGTTCGATATACCAGCCGGTCGTGTATGGTGTGTAACCGTATGAAAGTAAGATTTTCATAATGTTGATTCCCTTAATTTATACTCGCCAACCGCACCCCAAACATCAACAACACTATCCTTTCCATTGTCATCTGTATAGTACAATTGGGTCGGGATGTTATAGTTAACATATAATTTCCCATCATTCGATAAATCCGTTTTTGTTGGAGTTTTTGCAATTCCTTGCGCAATAAATGGAACGCTAATTAAAATTCCCAAAACCGATCTTCTTTTCATGTTATCCCCAAATTCTTATGAGCGTTGATATTATACATACAAAAAAAGAAAACACCAACCCAATGCCTTCTATTTTTTTTATGGTGTCTGTGGTTGCATGGTATTTAACCAAAAGCAAAAAAGCAATAAACATCAGAATTGACGTTTGATTAATCTTTATAATTGTTTCCATTATTCCCCCAACATTGTTTTAGCCTTCTCAAGTCCCTTGATTACTTCATCGATTTCTTCGGCATTTAAGTTGGCCTGTGAAATTGGGTATAACTTATTGCCATCCCATTTAATTATTTGCATTGCAATGGTCCCGCTCTTGCCTTTCCGGTCTTCATCGTTCCAACCTATGCACACCCTAACATCTTGTTCTGGCTCTGCTTTAAAGCTTGTTGAAAAATAAGCACTTTCATTGTCTGCCTTTTCATGATCTTTTATTTTAGGTCCCATTGGCTTTGTTTTTGCTCTTGTACATTCGGCAAAGACTTTATCCTGTACGACTTGCTGTTCTTTTGCCGACATGCCTAAATGCGTTACAGCATCATATAATTTCATCATTCCCCCATTTTTTGGCATTTACAAGCCTTTTATTTCCTACAGCCGCAATAGTTGTTGATGGTCTTTTGTTTTGGGAATCATGATGTTGCCTTGCGTCTTCAACTAATTTGTGGCCAATATTATGCATTGCTTTATATAGTGCATCAGAAGCTTCTTGTGCTGTCGCACCACACGGCCCCATTGGTTCGCTTTCTTTTACAGGTTGCATCACAACCTCAAGAAAACGATCCCGTGTCTCTCTGCTTAATATTTTAAAAGGCTTGATCCCGTATTCTGAGCCGTACAGTTTCCATCGATCATGATCAACATCGTAATAATCAAACCGCTCCATGACATAGTAATTTACGTGTGTCGGATCTTGAAAAGCCGCTGGTATATGAATACCTGGTACAATTATCTTGACTTTACCTGTAGATTTAACAACTCGGTGGACCTCGTTAAAAGCTGTAATTGAATCAGCACCGGGGTTAATATGCTCAAGCAAATTATCAGCAATTAAGAAATCCACCGAATCATCTTCCATCTTAATTTCCTTTGAAACGTCACAAACAATATCAACCCCGTCAAGGTCGTACTGATCCACACCAACAAACCCACGCCGCTTTAAACGACCACAACCCAAGTCAACCTTGACGGGCTTTGGTTTACTTAAATCATCAACCACTTTTTGAACCATCTTTTCCCATGTGTAATTTTTAGCTATCTCATGGGCTTTTGATGAAAGTTGGGCGCGTTCATAGTCGTTATCAAGATAGTATTCAATCAGCTCATTCAGTCCCTTTTTAGTGTTGTACTGAATTACAGAATCCCCAAATATTTTATCAATGGCAGGGTTCCGGTCTGATATACAAAACCCACCTGAAGCCGCTATGTCAAATATTCTTGGATTTAAAAAACCTTCTCTTGCCATGTCTATATGGTGATCGTTTAAAGATATTTTTGCAAAACGATATAATGTATTTATTATTTCATTTGGAACATATTCATCATTGACAACCCTGTTTTGATAATTTGATCCATAAACAGAAATATTATATTTAGGATCAATGTCATCCAATATTTTACGACTGCCATTTTTTGCATTTCCGATAAATAAAATATCATCACCATAACCGTTTTGATCCATATACTTTTTAGAAGTCCCCCCAATCAATACCTCACAGTCAAAACCAGTCGCTTCGATCTTCTTTGCGAACATTGGAGAAAGGCAATAGATCTTGTCGTACTGGCTTAAAACGTCCGATGTAATCATGTCAGGATGCGAATGAATCCACAATATCCGGTAACAGTCAGGCATTTCTTTTAAAGGCACACCGAAGCAATGTAGAAATATATCAGGGTCTTTGTTGACTATCTCAAAGCCTTGTTTTAGAAACTCGGTTTCAAGGTCGTTTTTCACCCAATAGTCACCCCAGAGTTTGGCCTTCTCTTGATCTGGTTCGAAATCTGAGAAGGTTGCTATTTGTATTGTGTTTTTGTATGAAAGTCCAGACATTATAGGGAATTGTGAGCCCTCTTTCAGCTTTCATTTTTTTTATCCTTAATTATTACAGTTGTTTGTTTTATTGTTTGTTCTGAACGTTTTATTGTTTCTTTTGCTTGTTGAATATCATACTCGGCTTTTTCAATAGAAAATTCTTTAAAATTGTTATACCATTTTAGAACCTTATTACAGTTTAAGCATTTCTTGTGAGCACCTTGAGCAGCCCCAAATCCATCATAATGGAATTCAATCGCATAAGGTGGATGTTCGCATTCCATCTGCTTAATGGTATTCTTTAATATTTTTATTTCTAATTGAAGCTTGCCCCACATATTTTTACTAATGAACATCATTCCCCTCCTGAACGTTCTTTAAATTATCTTTGGCCTGTTTGAGTTGTTCGGTTGCTATTTTTAATTTATAGTTATGTTCATCTTCTCTTAACTCGCTTTCTAATTTATAGTGTTTTAACACCTTGTTGCACCTATCACACTTTTTGACACCAAATGCAGTTAATACTCCGCCATCCATACAATATTGCTCATTTGTCCAGACAAATACAAAAAAAGGATGAATACAGTCCGCTTTATTTTCTACCATTATCAACCTATCTCTATAAAACATTGATTCGTTCTTCAGCTTTTGAACATTTGTATTTAATCTTGTTATTGCCTTTTCAATATTATTTAAATCATTTTTACTTATAAACATAACTCCCCCCTATTTCCATTTAACATTGTACTCTCCTAGTTGAAAAAACCCTTCATGAAGCGTGACAGTAATATATCCATGCAGAGGCTTACCATTGCAAAGAACTTCCTTGTTCTTCACTTCTTTTTCTATCTTCTGAATTACTTCTTGTATGTCAACTGTTGGTTTCATGTTTTATCACACTATGTCAATTTCTGATCTTCGAATGCATATCGGCCTTGGGGTCTCACTGGACGTCTCACCTAAAATTTCTTCATCAGTATCATAATAGAAATCTGCTCTATGCAATAACACTTTAGATTTTTGGCGTCCAATCGCTGTATATAATTGACCGTTTATTATAAGCGTACTTCCGAACTCTAAATTCTTAAAATCAGCTTTAGTTGCCATCATTCACCCCTATTTTCATTTTTTAAAACTTCAAGTTCAGAATATGAAAATGTTACACTTCTTATTACTCCGTTCTTGTCAACATAGTTTGCATGGATACAAGGTGTTGGATCTAAAAAATAACCAGCATATCTCATATTGCCCGTTTTGATCATCTCAACACCCATGTACTTAAATTTTTCTCCATCTTTCCTAAAGGCTTCTATCTCTGCAATTTTAAGTTCAATGTCTGCCTTTGTTTTAATAAGTTCAGCATTTTCTTTTTTATTCCAGAACATCATTAACTCCTTTCAATGTTTCCCCTAATCATCAACGTCTCACTATTCCATTCTATTCCATTACAATCTTTATCCCTTAAAAAGAATATCCCGTCTTTACCAAAATGCAATCCAGGCTTACACGTTTTTAAATTACAAACAGGAATAGGAACAATAGCGGCTACTGTTGCTACACCACATATTTTAATAAAACCACGCCTATTCACTGTTAACCCTACTTAGAGTTTTCCCTAAATTCAAATTCTTTCGAACTGTTATCTTTTGAGTATAGTTATCTTTCAACCATGCCGTTTTACTTTGATATTTAACAAGCTTGTCACGGTTTTCTTTTACCCAATCTACATGGCCTTTGGGCAACTCTCTCACCATTTTATGTTCTGGAACTTCACCTGTTCTTAGGAATGTTTTTAGTTCTTCCCTTGACATCAAGATGGATGTTGAATAGCAAATACATTTTACATGCCATTCTGAGAATATAAACTCTTTCGGATAATGTCCGGCGTTTGGATCACACAAATCATATTCGGGATGAGACGCACTCAATTTAACCTCGATTCCCGTTACATAAGGTGCGTTGATTCGTCTCTCGTAGTCTGCATATTGATGCGCTAAATTGATTTCACTTTGTGCAAGTCTCAAGGCGTTTTTATAGCTTGATCGGTAAACACCACGGCCAGGGTGGAACTTCTTTGCGTTGGAGCTTAATACAAGATTGCCGTTTTTGTCTCTTACTCTTCTGAATAGCCTGTTTGGTTCATTGAGTGCGTCTTTAATATCCTTTGTTATTCTGGCAGCACTCTTGCCTTCTAATATCCCAGCTCCTAAATAATTGTCGATATAGTCACGTCCAACTCTTGCATAATCCCAGACTTTGGAAGATATTGGGGAAATTCCGTAGCGTCTGTCAATATATGCCTTGAGTGCATCGGTGTTTAAATAAGCCTTAGCTGGAACATCGATCAAGCCAGCATAATTCTTTGCAATCAGGTTGTTCTTTTCATCTGCCAAAGCCCAACCGTCACGCATACCGGCCTCAATCTCAGCAATCACTTGATCACTCATACCTTTCAATGTTTCTGTGACTTGATTGTAAAGCAGTCTATTGCGTTGGAAGTAGTAAGTTCCCTGGTAGGTATCGAGGCGGTTTCGGGAATAGTTTATAATATCCCGTGATAGATTCTCTGCGGTCTGTTTGTATATCTTCTTTATCGCTCTGAATCTTTGAGCCATAAGTCGGTCAAGCTTTCGCTTGTATTGTGGATCTATTGCCAATTAACACCCACCATAAAGTAAAGTAATATGTCTAATACTGTTTTGTGGCGAACTTAAAATGCCAATCAAAAAATAATAGTATTCATTTTCTTCAAACTTGTGTCGTCCTCTGGCAAAAACAATTTTATTTAGATTGCTATTATAATCATTCTGGTGACATTTAGCATAAATATAATAGGGAATATTAAAAAGTCGAGCCGTGTCTTTATATAAATAGTTTTCTTTTAGACACCATTTATGACAGACAAGTTCACAATCGCATTGATACCATATCAAATGCCCACCGCTTGCTAATATGTGATTCGGATTGTCTTTGTAATTTGGTTGTATGGTGACATTTAATAGATGTATGTTTTTCTTAGAACCAACATTCACCATTTGTGTTTCAATATTTGGGATGTATTTTTTAGATTTACGCATTTTGCGCACTCTCACAATACATTTATGTCTATCTAGTGCCATTAAATTTATTCTGCCAAATCTTTTAATAGGCTATTTATTGTTTCTCTTGATACAGTCTTCCCGCTGTCTGTAATGTAAGGCAGTTTTCCTGTGGTGTTTAAACATGGTAGGTTTTCAAATAGATCATAGAGGGATATTTCTTTATAACAAGATGTATCGTTTTGTGTTAGATCCCCACAATCACTAGAATTCAAACAAATATAAGGAAAGTACCAGTTATTAAATAACCTTCCACTGGTATCTAATGCCCATTTAAACCCCAAACTAAACAGTTTCTTTTGCACCAACTCTCTTAAGCCTTTATCGTCTGGAACCTTAATTTGCATTTCTTCTCTAGGATCAATCATGTCTAACTCCTTTTAATTAATTGCCTCGGTTAAACGCCTCTAATTTTTTAAAAATAGATTTTATTAAATTTTCTTTTTTATAAACAAGCCTACATTCCATAGGAGTCCCGTTTTCATCTGCAATACAACCATTAACATCTATGTATGTTACGTCTTTGCCGTCCTTTTCTGCATAAAAAGACAATATGTTAGGTTTTGTCATTTAATATCCTCAGGGTCTAAAATCCATTCGGGTTTTATTTCACCCTTAATATTGTATTCTGCTATATCTTTAATGCGTATCATTCGATATTTTATGCCACAACTTATAAACTCTACATATTTAATTCGGTTGTTATCTAAAATTTCATTACATGCCTGCACAAAAGCGGGACGCGGAGCAACAGTCCATCTTTGATTTTTTAATCTAATCATCAATTTTGATTCAATAGTGGCCTTTGGTATAAAATCATACTTGTTTGATAGTATTTCATACGCCTTTACTTCATCGGTTGTTATTATGTAATGTAGTTTTAAATGTCCCAATAAAACCATATTCCTTTGCTCAATCGTACAATTTATACCTTGCCACAAATGCCATCCACATTTTTTACAAACAAGCGTTTCTTTCTTCTGGTTGTATTTAAAATACTTTTCAATATCTATCATAATTATTCCCCTTTATTATAAAAATTCAGGTCGTTGTCTCTCAAAACTTGAAACAATACTTCAGAAACAACCGTTAATTCTGTATGATCAATATTCAAGTTATTCTTTGCCTTGATTGCTTCTAATATTTCATGCAATAGACATTCAGAAACATTGTCTTCTCTTGCGTTAAGTTCGTCCTCAATTCTTATTAGGTTATGGTAATTGTCATAGTCACCGGGTCCATTAATATGTGCCATATCAACCAATTCAACATTTATTATATGACCACCAAGTTTTATTTTGTTTGGTATTTTCATAATTGCATACTCTCACCTAAACCCTCTTGCGGCTCACCTTGAATGCGTTCAAGTTCGTCTTCTGCATCTTCAACCAATACGTTCCTGTCAATTGCAGACTGTACACTCATAAACTGTTTGTTTCCTGTTGCGATTGAAAGCAAATTGATAAGCGTTTCAACATCTGTCGGTAGCGGGTTCTGAAATTCTGGAACGATCTTCATTTCTTCATACAACTTTTTATATTTTTTCTCCACATACCCGCACAAAGTTTTAAGTATGCTGATTTCCCTACGCTCCCCAGCTCCAAATACTTCCTCATTTGCTAGTGCTTCCAACCTTGCATCCATAAACATTAAATCTATTGCGATACCAGAAAGATTTGTTGCCAGACCTTTAACATTTGAAAAAGAAAGATCAACTACTGCCATTTTGCCATATATAATTTTCTCTAAAGTCTCAAGCTCAAGTTTAATTGAATCAACCGCGTTGTCGCTTTCAAGATAACTCAACTCCCCCCAAGTTGGAGCCCCATCTGCTGATATATTTGGTGTCATTGCAAAGATATTACCAGTCGTTCCACTTCTCGGAAAATTCGTTATATCATCTTCGCTTGCAACTTTTGCTACAATGTCAGGGTATGCAGTACTATCGTTTGAATCACAAAGCCTTGAAATTGAATACTCATATCTATCAATCTCTGGTTGAACATTCGTCCATACTGGTTTACCAAACTCATAATATACACCCGTTATTTTTCCGTGTGGATTACCCTCTTGTACTTGTGTCCAAACACTGTTGTCTTCAGTGGCCTTGATTGTTTTTTCTGCTGTATAAATATCAAAATGCTTTAATGTCTTGTCACCAGCTGTAGTTGTGTACTCTCTTGATATAGCTATAAGATTACCATATTCATCAAAGTAAGGATATACCAGACTTCCTAAAGTTTTACACCACAATTGGACATGAATTGTAGTATCAGATGGCCGAATATACCAATACACAACAGCGCGGCACTCACTCATTACTTTACGGGCCTTTTGTCTGTTAAAATAGCTTATTTTATTCTGATATAAAACGTCAAGCAAAAAATTCATAGGTTCGTCAAATTTGTTCTTTTTGCCTAAAAGACCCATTTTTTTGTTCTTCAAATTATACTTAAGCTGTTTACCATACAACATAGAGGTTGCAAATTTTACACCGCTTTCTTGAAACGACACCGGTAATTTAGCCAATGGAACCAATTCTGTCTTTTTTGTTTTGGCTCCATCTTTATCTGTAACGTTATAAGTTACACTTCGAGGCATCTTTTTTAATATCTCATGCTTCCCCGTGTACTGTTCGATGTATTTATCCGTTTCATCGGGATACTTATTTTTAGTCAACTCGGCAATCACGTCTTTAAATTCCGGTTTGGCAAGTATGTCTTGTATGGTCATCGTAGGTTCCTCAATGTGTTTATGGTCTTAGAAGTAATATCTGTTTTATTTAGATGTCTCATGTAGTTATTATAAACAAATGAATCCCCTTCATCCGTACTTCTGCCTAATCTCAATTTGATTTTTTCTTTTGACTCAACACATATCATTTTATCGTTTCGATACTCATATTTTGGCGCAGTTAAATCTTCAACTAATTTTTCAGAGGCTTCACTCAATAACACTTTTCCAGTTCGAATATCTTCTCTTGCTAACCACCACATATATGATCGTAAATTATTAAAACGTCCCATCTCTGAAAATGGCGCTTTACCACCTGACTGAATATCCCGTACTTGTAACTTATAAGTTTCTCTCATAATATCAACCACACCTGCACCCATCCCAACACCGTCAACTCCGACTCTATCAGCGTCTATCCTATTTTCATATACGGCTTGTCGCATCCACTCTGATGTCTTTGGAATTGACATCCCATATTTTGATTCTATCTTCAATAATTTGTTTCCCTGCATAATAGACCTTGCCGACCAGTCGTCCCCATATCTTGCAACATCGCCACCAAAAGACTTTTTGCCATCAACAAATTCAACCGTCTTGCATTTTTCAACCCACTCAAAATGTATAAGTTGATCCGGCTCATCTTCGTATTCCCAATTGCCATATAAAAGCCTTTGCCTTTTTGCTTCATTCTCAATACTTTCAAGGCGTTCTTTTGCTCCTGCTTCTCTGAATATGTTATCCGTAACAAGGCTTTGAATAAATGCTCTATTTGGTGGGAGTGTGCCTTCGTGATCTGGTTTATAAAATAATCTATAAAGCCAATTCTTTTTTGGATTGCTTGTGATGAGTTGTTTTGCAAGTATTCCATATTTATCATTTAACTGTCTGCCTATTCTGCTTTTTAAGGTGTCATAAGCATCAAAGTGAACCTCTCCGCCTTCCTCAACCCAACCGGACGTATATTCACTAGATCCATACCGTTCGTACAAAGGATCTGATGGAAGGTATTTAAGGTCAAGTAAATCAATTCTTGAACCGTTTTTGTGTTGAATGTAATGATCTTGACCATTGTATTTAAAATAATCTGATACTTCATATTTTTTACAGACCTTCCAGAATGTAATAAATGTTGAATCCCTGAGTCGTTTAAGTTCCTCACGGCCAATATAGTATTTGGTCTCTGGATATTGGCAACACATTGAAACCAACCAGAAACAACCAAGCCAACTTTTCCCACCGTTTGCAGCGCCACCAAATAAAAGCTCCTCAGTAACCTTATCATTGAGTCGTAAAAACGCATCACCTTGTTTTGGCGAAAGTTCAACATTAAGAATCATCTCTACTGTCTTTGATTGTTACGTTAAAACCTAAAATTGGATTGTCATCTTCGTCAACAAGTCTTAAATCTTTAGGCATCAAAGGAAATACGTACGTTTTCCAGAATGCCAAAGCGTCTTTGCTGAACTCTATTTGTAGTTCTTCTTCAAACTGTTTTAGATTATCAGCTTTTGCAAGCATTTTATCTAAGGCCTCAAGAGTTAAACGTCTACCACCTTTGGGCCTACCCGGACCACCTGGGTTACCTTTCTTAAATTGTGTGTCTTCTTTTGCCATACCGTTTGATCCGTTTATAATCGGTTACATATCTAGTTTTATTTGTGTATATGGATCGTGTATTTTTAATGTTTTTCCACCAATCTTTTTCTTGAAAATCAGATTCTATTTTTTTATCATCTATTTTCATTTGATTTCCAAAAAAGTTCTTCTATGTCATAACTGGAAGACATTATCATACAATTATTGTAATATTTATAAAGCCAACCTAAATTAAAATGTAGCATTAATTTAGATGCTACCACTCCAAAAAAATAATACCAATATACTAAAATAACATTTAAAACTTTGGCGAACCAGGACAAATAGGGAAGGGGGAAAATCCCAGCCCGCCAAATACTTTTAGCCACTTCTTTTTGTCTGCTTGGATTGATCTTTTTGGTGTGATTCATTCGAAGAACTCCCTATTTGCTTAAAAATAGTTAATTAAAATAGTATTGTCAAGGGATTTATGTTGCCTTTTCATTATCAAAAAAACAGGCACATGCAAAGTAATACGCGTCCTTGTCTTTATCATATTTAAAATTAGTTCCACATATACGACAATATTTGTCTGCATTTTTAATTATCTCCCTATGTGTTACCCATTTTGAGACTTTACTCTGAGCAGATTTCCCCCGTTCAATTATATTTAATGCCTTTATTAAATAATTATCAGCTGCATACATCTTGTGTTCAACCGCCATTTTTTTAAGTATACAGAGTTGATCATATAGAGATCTTTGCTTGTGTACTCCAAGAAACTTAAGGGCACGGTATTCACGCATCATTGATAATAATTCGGCATTGCTTCCTAGATCATCAAACCTTGAATCCGGTGTAGGCATTTCTGCAAGTATTTTTTTAGCTGTGCGCTCAATGTCTTCGATTGTTCTGTATGTGTGCATTACTGTATGTTTTAAATTGCTAAAATCTAAGTCCGGCAAAGGCGTGTTTTCAATAACATGCCTGAATATCTGTTTCTTTTCTTTTTTTGTTAATTTTCTATTCCCAATATTTACAGTGCTTGTGGCCGTGGGAAATACTTTATAACCCTTTATTTCTCCTCTCACCCATACTACCTCGCCGTGTCTGCGTACTTCCACTACATCAAGATCTTTATCAATTGGATTTTCAAGGCTTTCATTGTATGACCCGATATAAATTTGATCTTTTACATTCATTATTCTTGAATCATACCATTTATACCATCTTCCATTACGCAAAACAACAACATCAAACTGTTTAAATTTAAATTTATTCATAACGCCCTCCTTTTATTGCCTTATAATAGGTCTATCAAAAACCAGAAAACTTATTTCCGTTGTTTCGTCAACTGTTTTATAATCATACAGCAAACCATTGACATAGAGTTCGAGATTTATAGTTTCATTTTTTGATTCAAAATAAAACTCATAAACAGCCCATTCGTGATTTAGTTCATCTGTTTGGTATTCCTTGAATTCTGATTTACATTCTATTCCATCGGCAAAAATAGAAAACTCGTTTGGAACTTCGTCA